GTTGGGGCCACGGAACGATAGGTACTAACCCAACTGGGATCCGCATCAACGGCGAGGTCATCGCCATTGATCAGTTTCCCAGTCTTCATACCTGTTAGTTTGTCGACCCAGGTAGCCGCGCAGTAGTTTTGAATACAGAGTAGGGGGAATGAAAGCAAGTTCCCCATCATCTGTCCAACACGCGGTACTAAAGTCGACTTGCCAATGGTTATGACGGGTCGTAGTGAGGCTTTCGCCTCGGAAAGGAGTGGTGCCAAGGAATTTGGCGAGAGAAGAGCGAGTGTATCGAACACTCTTTCGGCAACCTCAATTGACAGACTATCTGTGGCGGCCGTGAAATCCGCCGAGAAGTAGTTCCCACCGGTCTTAAAACCAGCGTTGAGGAACTTCTTCCGGGTCGGTGGTCCGCGGAGTAGCCAAGGTTGCTGAGAGAGTGTGTCGTAGAGGAGGGTGTGCAAGGGGCGGAGCAGGAGGTAACTGCTATCATTCTTTACGAGAGGCCTTGGCTTTCCTGCATCTTTAGCAACCATGAACACAGGTTCATGGCGAAGAACAGGCTTCTCAACCTTCTCTAGGAAGGCCTCTCTACATCCGTGCCAGGATGCATAACTTCCTCCATGTGTACGGCTATTGGATACCGTAGACGAGAATGGAGGGGTTACGCGTTTAGCATGGTTGTGGATTTTCTTTTGTCGAATTCCTTTCGGAAACAACTTTCGGATGGTCTCATCGACGTGTCGCAAGTACTCAGGCGACACATCGAGTCTCTCATTTGAGACCCTCTCCTTAAATTGTTCCTCCAGTGCATCGTTCATACAGTCGCAACTATCGGGCCACGATTTCGTGACCGAGGCAATAGATGCGGCGTATGGAAGATCCACGCCCACACTCTGGCTCGAATTCTCGGCGAGCACAGAAATCAAAGAAGTATTCAACAATGCCTTTAATTGTGAGAGGTACGCTGTACATGTCCCGTTAACCGGGGGTACACGTGCCACAAGATCACGATTATAGACATTGTTGATGAAAGAGAGCTCTCTCTTTGTCGCGGAGCGCACGCGGTGTTGGAAGACCAGACAGTCTTCTGATGCCGTGTGAACGGCGGTCTTTGGTGTATTACTTACATCAAGCATCGTCAGCCAACTGGGCAGTTAACTTAACGTCCTGATCTTAG